AACCCGGGCAGGGCGTTTGTCTTGGAGACTGCCATGGTCGACCTCGGCGACAGTGCCGAGGCGGATCAGGTTCTCGATGAGGCGGGAAAGGGCGGCGATGTCGGTCATGCAGCGGAGGATGAGATAGCTTGACCTAGCTATCAGCCCTTTCAGTTTGTAGATGGTGACTCTACAAAAGCCTATGAGGGTTTATGTTTCTTGTAAAATTCAAGTTCTTGTTGGAGTAGAAATATCGATTTTTTTCGCTGGGTCGTTAGCTCTTCCTGGCCTGCGACGAACTCAAGAAAGCTTTTTTTATGTATCGTTATCTGTTGGGATAGATGCATTGCGAACGCCGGTGCCGCGTCTCTAAACGGATCGACTATCGTTAGCTTTCTGTCTCTATCCTGAGTAAGCCATTTAAGAATTTCGTTATTTATATGTTGATCGCCGAATCCGTAGCCTATACATAAAAGCGATTCATAATTTGTTATTTTTCTTTTGAATTCTTCGAAGAATATTTGGGAGGCTTTAATCTTGTTGTGGTTCTCTTCAAATTTTAAAGCGCCAGTGATCAGGCTTCTATCGAAAAAATGCTCAGTTCCTGATGAGTCCTTAAGTGTAAGAATTGAGAGTGTCCGGACTTTACACTGCTGTTCAATTAAAGCGTTTTCTTTATTTATTTCTTTTATGTTGAGAGTGTGTTTAAAAAAATCTCCTTTGCGAGGCTTGAATTGAACATAGTCTTTGCAGGAGTTGTGTAAAAAGGTATCGAGCGCACCGTGAAGTTTGTAGATATTGACGCCGTATTCATGTGCTGCGAGGAAGTTTAGATCGCGTTGCGCAATTTGGCTTTCCGTTAGAGTATAAAAGTCATGATTCAGTTTGTTCCCTTTAAAATATCTGATATTTGCATTTAAGTCTGGGTGAAAGCCTGACTTATGCTGTATCTGATTGTGATCAAGGATATCTTCCAAAATAACGTCATGGTTCAGCGTAAAAATATCGGTTGGACCCTGGTCGTTCAGGATTTTTGAGAAATTTCTGGTAAGATTTAGACCGTCCATCATGAGTCGTGGACCTACTCGTGGTTGGTCGGTAAGGTAGCGCGCTGTAACATCAACCAAATAAGCTCTTGCTTTTTCAAAGCCACTACTGGGTTGGCATCTTATACTTTCAATTTCGAAAGCTCCTATGACTGCTTCGTAGTGAATTTTGGGGTTAGAGAATAGATCTAAAAATATTTTCTTTGGCTCGTCTCCCCAGTCTTCGAAAAGTAGGTAATCTTGAAAATCTTTGGTCTCTAGGATTGTTCTATGGCCATCTCTTATGGCTTCTGTTAAGTCCCAGACAAGGGGCATTCCGAATTCGTACGATGCTCCAGCTCCTAAAATTATGGCTTCCATAACATCTCCGAGATTAGAAGTTCAGGACTTTATGATAGTATCAATTATAAGCTCCCGCACCTCCTGAAGATCTTCAGGCGAGATGCCTAATAGCTGCCTTTTCGCATAGCGGATTTTGGGTGCATCACGCTCAGCACGGTCTTTTAGTCCGTGCTGGTGGACACGAGCTACACGGGAGACACGGCCAGCAAAGCCAGTCACTGCCTGTTGCGGCGTGCCCTTGGCCTTGAGGTACCGCGCCATTTTGAGCTTCTCGAACATCCGCCCCTTGATGCGCCCCTTCTTCCCACGCAGATGCCTCGGCTTGCGCGGCACATAGGGCGAGCCATCCGGGTTCACCTGGGCGCGAATTCGCTGCTGCTGGCTGCGGCGCAGCTGCTGGGCGGCCTTGCGGGCCAGTTGGGCCCGTCCGCGGCTGTCGAGCTTCTGCAGCAACGGCGAGAGCCAGGTCTCTAGCGCCTCTAAGTCAGCCACGGCTGCGGCCTGGGTGGGGTGTCTCCAGGGCCAGGGCGTCGCCGGCGGATCCTGATCGCCACTCGGCCAGCAGCTCATCGCCGGCGAAGACCTGCCAGTTGGCCGGCTCCTGGTACTCGGTGTATTGCGGCTCCGGGACGTGCTCGATCTGGTAGGTGCCGTCGGCCTGTCGCTTCACGATCACCCGCTCGGTGAGGGGCAGGGCGATGGCCAGGTCGACCTTGGAGTTGTCCAGGATGTCGGCTTCGAAGGCGATGCCCTGGGCGGCCTTGTCCTGGTTGGCCAGCAGCTCGGACTGGTTCGTGCGCACCCAGGCCAGCAGCGGCAGCATCACGGCATCCGGATGGCCGGCGAAGTCGGTCAGGATGACCTGCAGCTCGTAGCCGTACTCCCAGGACAGGCTGGCCGCCGCGGTACAGCGCAGTTTGCCCTTGTCGATGAAGACCAGCAGCCGGTCAGGGCTGTGGCGCAGCTCCGGCACGGCGGCGAGCAAGTGAGCGCGCAGGCTCTCCGGCTTGTTCATGCCGCGTCCTTGGGTTGGGCGGCGGCGCTGTAGCGGGCGAAGGCACGCTCGAGCTTCACGTCGTACAGGTTACGGGCGTAGGCCGGGCCGTTGTACCCGCGGGCGAAGTCGGCCCACTTACTGGCCTTCAGGGCCTTGAGCAGGGCGGCGTCCGCCTTGATGAAGCGGACGAAGGCGTCGAGCTGCTCGGCTTCGCTGGTCTGCATGCAGGCGACGAAGTCCTGAACGCTGGCGTAGCCCAGGGTCTGCCAGTGGTAGCCCATGACCTGAAACAGGCCCCAGCTGCAGGATTCCAGGGCGCATGCCTCGTCGATCTGCCGCGCCGAGGTCAGGCGCTGCCACTCCGCCGCGCCGCCAGCATAGCCGCCCGGCTTGGGGTTGATGAGGTTGGGGTGGATGGCCGCGAGACGGTCCGCCTCGGCCTGCCCGCGCGCCTTGACCAGGCGCTGGTAGAAGACGTGGCGCTCGAACAGGATCACCACCTTGCCGTTGTCCAGGAAGCCTTCGCCCCTGGACTCGACTTCGTTGACGGCCTGGACGGCCGCGACGGGTACGCCCAGGGTCTTGGCGGCGCGCTCGAGGTCGGCGAACCCCAGGTGGCGCGGGCCGCGCTTGCCCAGGAGGGCGGCGAAGGTCTTGGGCCCGGCGATGCCATCGACCACCAGGCCGACGGCACGCTGGAAGGCTGCGACGGCCTGTTCCGTAGCCTCGTCGAAGATGCCGTCCAGGTCGACGGTGAAACCGGCCGTGGTGAGGGCTTTCTGCAGGTCGCGCACGGCCAGGCCGCGGGCGCCCAGGATCAGGGTCTGGATCAGGTTCATTGGGTATCCACCTTGCGTTCGACGAAGCGTTTGGCCGCGGCGCGAGTGCCCTCGACGCCGAGCAGACCGATGATTCCGCCCCAAAAGGGGCCGGTGCTGGCCGGGATGCCCAGCAGGGACAGGCCGTGGCTGGCGGCCAGTGCCAGGGCGCCGCAGAGCGGGGCCTCCAGCAGCACCCGGCGCAGGGTGCCGCCGCCGTAGGCGATGCGCAGCGCGGCAATGACCCCAGCCACGATGCCGGCATAGAGCGCCGGCCAGTTGTGTTCGAGCCAGGCGGCGAGCCAGGCCCACGAATCGGGGCGTTCGGGCATGTTGGGTTTCTCGTTCATGGGTCAGTCCCAGAGATTCACCGTCTGCCGCGCGGCGGTTCCGGCGGTGGCCGTGGCGGGGGCGTCTGGCAGGGTGACGGGGGTACCGATGGGTAGGATGGGCCCCAGCTCGGCCAGGCCCGGGTTGGCGTCGAGCGCGGCCTCGGTCACGCCGTGGGTGCGCCCGTAGTGCCGCAGGCAGATCCGATCCAGGGTGTCGCCTTGCTGGGCGCGCATGACGGTGGCCATCAGATGAGCTCCACGGTGGTGCGGGCCAGGCCCAGGAAGTCGCGGATGGCCCAGCGCTGATCACGGCGGTACTCGTCGATGGTCGGCGTCAGCGCCTCGGCGTTCTCCTGGGCCTTGGCGGTGCTGTCATAGCTGCGGTACCGCTCGGCCACCTCGGCGGCGGTCGCGGCATCGATGGCGCGCAGGTACAGGTGAGCGCGCTCGCTCAGGCCGTCGACCTGGGGCCCAGGCACATTGGCCAGGGTGGCGTAGCCGCTGGTGACCTGGGCGTAGCGGTAGCCGGCGAGCTCGCGGTTGACGGTGATGGCCGCGGCGATCACCGCTGACTTGAGCCGCTCGGTGGTAACGCTGGAATCCAACCGGATCCGCGCCCGGACCTGGTCCAGATCGATAGCCGGCCAGAAGGGGTCGGACACCAGCTGGCCACTGGCGACGGTGCCGCCTGCAACGAATCCGCTCATGACGCTGCCTCCAATAGGTCGCCGGTGGTCGGGGCTTCACGGACGAGGCGACGCCTGACCGATCCGCACCGAGCCGGCGGGGTTGCGGGGGACCGCTCGGTTAGCCGCCCGGGGCGGCGTGTCTTTTGGCCAGGCGCTCGGCTCGTTCCAGGTCTTTCTTGCCGCCGCAGCGTTCGTGCAGACCGATCGCCTTGCGTAGCATCTCGACGGCCGACACCAGCTGGCCCGGACGACCTGGTCGCTCCTCGTCGACGTCGGCCAGCTCGGCCCGGCCGATGGCCAGGTAGAGCTTGGCGCGCGCCTCGTCGGGCATGTCGTGCTCATCGGTGAGCACGGCGGTGCGGGTTAGGATGTTCAGATCGAAGGGCTGGCCGGCTTTCTGCGCGGCCAGCGCGCCTTCGGCGACTTCCTCGGCGATCAGGCAGCCCGGGGTGCGCTCGAAGCGATCGGGCATCAGCAGGCCGTGGCGCAGCACGTAGGCGGCGATATCCAGGGCGCCGGCGAACTCGCCGGCATCGATGCGCCAGATCATCACGGTGACCAGCACCTCGTCCTGGGCGCCATTGCCGCCCTCGAGCACGCCGCTGACATAGTCGGCATAGGCGCCGAGCAGCTGCCGCTTGAGCTCGGCCTTGGCCTGGGTGGATTGCACCTGCTTGAGTCGCAACCGGTCCTGTAGCAGCTGGGCGAGCTGCTGCTCGTAGACGGTGCGGCCCGCCATGCTCTCGGCCGGCCCGGCCGCCGCGGCGGCGAGGGCCGCTGCAACGGCCTGGAAGTGGCTCTTCGCGGGAGAGGTGGCCATGGCTACACACCCGTCTCGATGTTTTCGATCAGGCAGCCGAAGCCGTAGTCCTCGACCACGTAGGCGTCGTTGCTCGACTCGTAGTTCTCGATGCGGTTCTTCTCCGGCGCCTCCTTGAGGAAGCGGCGGCGGCCACCGGTTTGGTAGTAGAGCGAGAGGTTCTGCAGCGAGGTGATGAGCATCCCGCTGTCCGGGCAGTAGGGGACCTCGATGGGCTGCAGGCCGCCCATGCGCTTCTGGGCCAGGATCACGTCGGTGGCGAGCTTCTCGGAGGCGGGCTGATCCTTGTTCACCAGCGGGAAGTACTTGTCGTGCACCAGGTCGCGGCCGAGGATCACCACCAGGCCCGGATCCTTGCGGTACCAGGGGTCGATCAGGTTGCTCACCGCGTCGAAGATGAGGGCGTCGAGGTTGTTGTAGTCGGCATCGCTGCCTGTACCGATCATGATCTTGTTTGCGGCCTTGCCCGACTTCAGCACGCGCTGCGGGGCGTTGGCGCGGTACTGCTGCAGCCAGCCAACGTTCACGTCCTGGAGCAGGGGGTTGGTGGCGCGGTTGGTGGTGGCCGCGGCGCTGGTGCCGTTGAAGCCGATCATCAGCCGGTCCAGGGCCTGGCGTTTGACGATGGCGTCGCGCAGCCGTGATTGGAAGTCCGGGAATTTGGCCCAGGTATCCAGCAGCTGGTAGGTGATGGCGGTGTCGAAGTCGGTCTTCTTGCACTCGTAGCCGCGCTCGTCGAGCGCCTGCATCTCGCGCGGTTGGCGAACGGCGCTGCCACTGGTGTCGGTGCGGCTGGCGATGGTGCCGGACACGCCCAGGCCGACCTTATCGCCCATCAGTTCGTCGACGCCGATGACGTTGATCTTGCTCAGGAACTCGCTGGACTCCTGGATGCGGGTCTCCAGCTTCTGCTGCACGGTGGGCGCCACGGCGAAGGTGGCGGTGGAGGAAGCGACGCCGGACAGCTTGGCGACCTGCTCCAGGTAGTGGTTGAACAGCACACGGGTATCGTTACGCATGGATCTCTCCGGGAAGGGAAACGGCTGATCAGCAGTCGGTCAGGGTCTGGCCATCGCCGCCGGTGACCGGAGGGCGCTTGGGTTGGTTGGGGTCTTGGGTCTGGCTCAGCTGCACCTGCAGGTCGGTGAAGTCCGCCTGCAGCTGCCGGTGCTTGCTGGTCAGCTCGGTGAGGGCGGCCTGGGCGCTGGTAAAGCGCTCTTCCTGCTCGCGAACGTGCTCGGCCACGGCGGTGACCGCGGCGCCGATCTGGGCGAATTCGCCTTGGGTCTGGGCGTCCTTGCCCTTGAGCATCTCGGTGACCTTGGCGAGGAGCAGGGCGCCCAGGCCGGGCTTGTCCTCGACTTCATCGAAGGTGAGGGCGGTCTCCTCGGCGACGGTGAAGAGGTTGTCCGCGTGCTGCTTGCGATTGGCGTAGGGGTGGGCCGCCGGGTTGGCCGCGGCGAAGGTCAGGACGTCGGTGCCGAGGCTGGCCGGGCTGTCGGTGATGCCGAGGCCGACCAGGTAGGCGGCGCCGGTGTCAGCGAATTTCGGCGCGATCTCGATGCTGGTGTAGATTTTCTGCTTGGCCTTGTTCAGGGCCACCAGGTCGGCGGTGGGCTCGATCTGGGCGAACAGCGCCAGCTTCTTCTGGCCGTTGATCTCGACCGCTTCGGCCTTCACCGCCACCACGTCGCCGTAGGCCTTGAAGGGGCTGTCCGCCACGCTGCTGCGGATGTGCTCCATCCAGATGCGGGCGCCGTAGGTCTTGGGGTTGTAGCTGGCCGCCGCCTGCTCGATCCAGGCGCGCTCGATCTGGCGGCCATCGCTGGTGGCGCCTTCGACGGCGACACGGAAGAAGGGGGAGCGAAGTTTCGGGGTCTTGGGGTCGGCCATGCCGGGGATCCTCGAAGGCTCAGCGGGGTGCTGAGGCGATGAAGGGCATGGTCGGGACGCGCGCGCGGCCCAGCAACGAGAAGGGTTTGTAAGGGCGCACGCTACAAGGTCGCGCGCTATGGAGGAGGGGGCCTGGCCGGCAGTCTGGCGGCCATGACTAGCCTGCCCGAATCCGCTTCGTTGTCGAGCCCCACCGCATCCACCGAGCTGCCGATGGACGTGCGCCGGCGCGCCAAGCATCTGTACTGGATGGGCTGGCGGGTGACCGAGATCGCCGAGGCCGTTGGCGAGAAGGAGAAGACGGTCCACTCCTGGAAGGCGCGAGACGAATGGGACCGGGCCGACAACGTCGAGCGTATCGGCGGGGCGTTGGAGGCGCGCCTGGTGCAGCTGATCCTCAAGGACGGCAAGACCGGTGGCGACTTCAAGGAGATCGACCTGCTGCACCGCCAGCTGGAACGCCAGGCGCGCATCCAGCGCTTCCAGGGCGGCGGTACCGAGGCTGAGCTCAATCCCAAGCTGGACGCCCGCAATGCCGGGCCGAAGAAGAAGGCCGCGCGCAACGAGTTCAGCGAGGAGCAGATCGAGGCCCTGGAGGAGACCTTCCGCGACAGTTGTTTCGGCTACCAGCTCGATTGGTACCGTGCCGGCCAGCAGCGGACCCGCGCGATCCTCAAGAGCAGGCAGATCGGCGCCACCTTCTACTTCGCCCGTGAAGCTTTCCTGGACGCCCTGATCACCGGGCGCAACCAGATCTTCCTCTCGGCCAGCAAGAACCAGGCGCATATCTTCAAGGCGTATATCCAGGCCTTCGCCCGGGAGGTCTGCGGCGTCGAGGTGACGGGGGATCCGATCATCCTGGCCAACGGCGCCGAGCTGCACTTCCTCGGCACGAATGCCCGTACCGCCCAGGGCTACCACGGCAACTTCTACTTCGACGAATTCTTCTGGACCTTCCGCTTCGAGGAGCTGAACAAGGTGGCCAGCGGCATGGCCATGCAGAAGCAATACCGCCGCACCTACTTCTCCACGCCCAGCTCCATGGCCCATGAGGCCTACACCTTCTGGACCGGCGAGCGCTTCAACAAGGGCAAGCCCGTCGCCCAGCACCTGAAACTGGACGTCTCCCACGACGCCCTGCAGCAGGGCCGGCTCTGCGAGGATCGCATCTGGCGGCAGATCGTCACCATCCTCGATGCCGAGGCGCGCGGCTGCGACCTGTTCGACCTGGATGAACTCAAGCTCGAATACAGCGCCGAGGCCTTCCAGAACCTGCTCATGTGCCAGTTCGTCGACGACGGCGCGAGCATCTTCCCCTTGGCCATGCTGCAGCCCTGCATGGTCGATTCCTGGGTCGAGTGGGCCGAGGACTACAAACCCTTCGCCTCCCGGCCGATGGGCGATCGACCCGTCTGGGTTGGCTATGACCCGGCAGAGTCGGGCGACACCGCCGGCCTGGTGGTGGTCGCGCCGCCGGCGGTACCGGGCGGCAAGTTCCGCGTGCTGGAACGCCACCAATTCCGCGGCATGGACTTCGCCGCCCAGGCCGAGGCGATCCGCCAGGTCTGCCAGCGCTACTGGGTGACCTATATCGGCATCGACGTCACCGGCATGGGCAGCGGCGTGGCCCAGCTGGTGCGCCAGTTCTTCCCGGGCCTGACCACCTTCAGCTACTCGCCGGAAGTGAAGACCCGCCTGGTGCTCAAGGCCTACGACGTGATCAAGAACGACCGGCTCGAATTCGATGCCGGCTGGACCGACGTCGCCCAGTCGCTGATGGCCATCCGCAAGACCACGACCGCCAGCGGCCGGCAATTCACCTACACCGCCGGCCGCAACGACAACACCGGCCACGCGGACCTCGCGTGGGCCCTCTTTCACGCCCTGCACAACGAGCCGCTGGAGGGCCAGACCGGCCGCAACACCGGCGTCATGGAGATCTACTGATGAGCGATTCCACCGCCCTGGCCAGCCCGGCCGTCCACGCGCCTGGCGTCGAGGCCTTCACCTTCGGCGACCCGTCGCCAGTGCTCGACGGCCGCGAGGTATTCGACTACCTGGAGTGCTGGTTCAACGGCCGCTACTACGACCCGCCGCTGTCCCTCGACGGCCTGGCCAAGGCCACCCGAGCCAGCGTCTATCTGGACTCGGGCCTCAAGTTCAAGCGCAACCTCCTGGCCCGCACCTTCATCCCACACCCGCTGCTGAGCCGCGCCGCCTTCGAGCAACTGGCCCTGGACTACCTATGGTGCGGCAACGCCTACCTGGAGCGCCGCCAGTCACGCTTGGGCACGCCGATCAGTCTGCAGCCGCCGCTGGCCAAGTACATGCGGCGAGGGGAGGAGGGCCGCTTCTTCCAGGTGCGGGGCTGGCAGGACGAACATGAGTTCGCCCCGGGCACCATCTGCCACCTGCGCGAGGCCGACATCAACCAGGAGATCTACGGCATGCCCGAGTGGCTCGCCGCCATGCAGTCGGCGCTCCTCAACGAGTCGGCCACGCTGTTCCGCCGCAAGTATTACAACAACGGCAGCCACGCCGGCTTCATCTTCTACATGACCGATGCGGCGCAGAAGGAGGAGGACATCGACTCCCTGCGCACCGCGCTGCGCTCAGCCAAGGGCCCAGGCAACTTCCGCAACCTCTTCGTCTACGCGCCCAACGGCAAGAAGGACGGCATCCAGCTGATCCCGGTCAGCGAGGTGGCGGCGAAGGACGAATTCAACTCGATCAAGAGCATCACCCGCGACGACATGCTCGCCGGCCTGCGAATCCCGCCTCAACTGATGGGGATCGTGCCGCAGAACGCAGGCGGCTTCGGCTCGATCAAGGAGGCAGCGGAGGTCTACGCCGCCAACGAGCTGGAGCCGCTGCAGGCGCGGCTGGCTCAGGTCAACGAGTGGTTGGGCGAGGAGGTGATCCGCTTTCAAATATACGAAATAGGACTCTAAGGTGAGGCGGTGAACAGGAGCAGGTATTCATCAATTCATATTGAGTCCAAAGTGTCGAGTCAGCAACTTATTCTTCCATCGTGCCTCTGCTTCTATTATTTCTGTAGGGTTTGCAGTGGAAGCAGAGACTTCAAGAATGGTTACTTGGTAATCGGCATCTTCTATTTTTTTCATGGCGACATTTCCGCCATGCTTTGATGAGTTGTAATACTCCGATCTGCTCCAAAAGCCTCCTTCTCCGTAAGCAGACCCGACATATTGCTTGCCGGATTTGGTGCATGTTAATAAATATACGCCAGATACGGCAGACATTGCTATCCGCCAAGATATGGGTACGGAATTCAAATCGTTAATGCGGTGCCGGAAGTCGGCGAAGCCCGGGAATGGTGGGTCTGCCGCTTCACGGCGTATTTCAACAATAGCCTTATCTTGCTTGTCGGGTCGCTGTACCCAGGCCCTCGCGCCACTCCCCAGTCTATTAAAAGCCTACCAGCGTAAGAATCGAGGCGCATGTCAGGTATCATTTTATATTGGAATAACCCGCTTACGTCGTGGCCGCCAACTGGATCAAGTGTGCCTAACGGCGCGAGATGTTTATCTAATACCTCGTAAAGGCCAACAAATATTGTTTCGTTGAGCGGTGAAGCTACAAAGGAAGCAATTGTAGAGGCAGATGAAAATACATCTCGGTGCTGAATTGCCTGGTATCTTTCAAACTCGCCATTTTGAGCGCGCCATAAATCGTAAGGGGTCCTTCCACGCGGCGCTCGATTGTCTTGATGACGTACAAGTCGCACCTTTGTAAGGTCGATGCCAGCAGACGTTAAAAGATAGTTAAATTTTATCACGGTTATATTCAGCCAGAGGCCCTAGGGTGACGGTTGCTTACAGAGTGGCCAGGCAAACATTTCTAGATCGCCACATTTTAATTTCTCTAATTTTCGTACTTGTATCTTTCACGGTGCCTGCGCATGTACGTGGAGACTCCAGGGGTGAGCTTCCCTATTGATAGCTCTTCAGATATTCCCAGAATATGTCGGGCGTTGCTGTTAATTAAATCACTTATCAATATGTTGCCGTCATCATTGAAGGATATTAAGCCTCTGTCAAATAGTTTATCTATGTGAGCGGCAAGTAGTAGCCCGTTGTCGGGGTCCAGTCGTTCTTCGTTAGTGCTACTTATCCAAGGAAAAATATGGGATGCGACTAATAGCTCGGGAATGTCTAATCCAGTCAGGCAGCACTTCCCGTTCCATCGGCGGATTAGATCTGATCTAAATCGACCGTGTCCGATTCTGGCGAGAGCAATTATTTCCTTGGTGGTTTCTTTGGTGACTTTCTTTCCGCCTTCGTCAATAAGTTGATCGAGAAGGTCGGTAATGGCACCGGTCATTTCAAGCAGAAAGAGCCCAGCTTCAGGGCTGAGCTTGGACATATATAATTGGTTGAGCGTGCCATTTATGTTGAAAAGAGGGGGGTCGCAGAATTGGTTGAACCGAGGGATGAAGTCTGATGCGACTTCTTGTTTAAGCACAGGACGAATATGCGAGTTAAAGGCGACGTCTACCCGATTTCCATCCTTGTTCCAATCTCTAAATTTCCTGCTGGCGGGCCGGGTTGCCTTATATGCGTCGCTGATAGCGACCGCAACCTTTGTAAGGTACCGCTCATTGGCGCAAAAAATGATGTCCCCTTCTTTGATTTCTGAAACAACCTCCCAGTGACGCACGCGTCGAACCAGACCCGCCTGAGTTATCGACCTGTTGGGCGCCCACAAAAAGCTTTCCTTTGTAGCTTCATTGAATGTCTTTCCGACATTTACCCAGTAAAAATTCATATTTCCACCTCGGTTAACTACGTAATCCTGTAGCGACGATCATGTTGAGTCTAGCCTCAGCGCGCGCCGTCGTCCCCCCGCCACGCCTGCGGGCTAAATGGGTCGCTTTTTCTGCAGCCCTGCACCAGGCTCCGGCCGGCGCCGCTACTGAGGCGGAAGCTGGATACGGTAGGCTGAAAATCCCTGCGAATCCCTGCACCACCAGGTCATTTCTCGTCGAGCCTGCGAGCCCTATTTTCCAGAGAGGGCTGGGGAGCTGTTCCCACTGTCCCCGACGCAACCCTCCCGGCCAAGACCCGCGCCACGCCTAGCTTTTACGTTTTTCAGGCTACTGTTACGGCGCTGTCCCCACCGCTGTGACCGTTTTCTAAGTGACTGATAAATATGGGTTTAGTGTTTTTTCATCGTAACAGTAGGGTTTGTTACTGGAGAACGGAGGTATTACGCAGCTGGAACAGTAAGACGAAACACTGAAAGGCGCTCCGCATAAGGGCTGGAGAGGCATCGGAAAAGTCGGGAACGCAGATTACGGCATCCCCTGGCCCGAACATGAAAAGGGGATCATGGCCAATTAGCGCGCTAATCATCCGGCGCTTACTCTGCCATTCCCGCTCGTTCTGACGCTCACTCTCGTGCTGTCAGGCGTTGGCTGAGGTGTCGACGAAGTGGCTCGATTGGGACGCGGAAGAAGGCGGAAAGGAGGTGCTGCGGAAGGTCAGTGCTACAAATTTGCTACGAAGAAATCCAGAGGGCTCTGGAAGCCGCGCCAGCCGGGCGTTTCAGCCTCGGTCGGCCCGATCCATCATGGGCGCTACGGAGAAGCGGCGGGACGGCTCAGGGCGCGTGGTTGCTGGGTTTGAGGCGGTTTCAGCTAGCATCTGGAAACTTCGTTTGTAGCACTGTTTTGCCCCATTTTTGCCGGTTTTTCAGATGTCAGTGCTAAATTTAAGCACTGGAAAATCTTTTTAAGCACTGGACGCTGAATGGGGACGATTACACGGCGGGACAACAAGAAGGGCGTGACGTATACCGCCCAGATCAGGCTGCGCCGCGAAGGCCTTATAGTCTACCAAGAATCCCAGACCTTCGAGCGGAAGCAGACCGCACAGGCATGGATTCGCAAGCGAGAAGCGGAGCTTGCCGAGCCTGGAGCCCTGGAACGCGCCCGGCGGCAAGGCGCGACCGTTCGCTAGATGATCGGCAGGTACCTGGAGCAGTATGGCGGCACGGCGGGCTGGATGCGGGTGGGATTGAGCCGCGCCTTTCCGCGCTGAGGGCGATCACGACCGCGGCCTTGGTCTGCAGGGCGGTGGCGTCGTTTAACGGCTGATCGATCAGGTCGAAAAGGTCGCTGCCATAGGGATGGCGCATGACGCGGGTGCCGATCGGCGTTGTGAGGATGTCGGTGACCGACTGTTGGAGCTCCTCGAGCTCGGTGACGGCAAGGCCGGTGGCACGGCTCATCATGGCGTGCGCGCTCCGGCCTTGAGGTTGCCGGACTGGACGCCACCGTATAGGTGCTTGGCCAGGCTGCTGCCGGCGGCGACAACGTCGTGGATTACAGTCATCAGGGCGTCGATGATCACGTCACCCTGCAGCGTCAATCCGCCTGGGGCGACGAGCTGAACCCTGCCGCCCGGGCAGGGTGGCCAGCAGCAGGTGGGCTACACTGTCGTACTTGACGACGTCGACGTCCGAGTAGGTGCGGCGGTGCATGACGGCACGGTCGCCGTTGGCCGGAATGATGGAGCTGAACAGGCCGGTGATGGCGATGCCCTGGGCGGTCTGGCCGCTTGGGCTGAGGACCATGACCTGCTCGCCCATGGTAGGCGGATCCCAGTCGCGGGTAGTGCAGGCGCGCAAGCTGGCCCAGGGCAACCAGCCGGTCAGCAGATTGCCACTCTGAACCCGAACCCGGGCAGGCCGCCTGTCTGGGAGACTGCCATGGTCAACCTCGGCGATGATGCCGAGGCGGATCAGATTCTCGATGAGGCCGGAAAGGGGGGGCGATGTCGGTCATGGCGGCGAGGATGGCCGGCGCGTGGGAGCCGCACAGCAACCAGCACTTGTAACCAAGCGAGCTACAAAACAAAGTGTGTGGGCAAGATATGGGCATGTAAGAGAAGAAAGCCGCCGAGGCCTTCCATCGTTGCCTAAGTCGCTAAACTTATAAAAGAGATTTCATAATGCAAGCTTTGGCAATGCCGGCTTTGGCGAAAGAATTTAGGGATCTTCTAAATCAAGCGTTTCGTAATGAAGGCTTTGTAGGCGCAACGAATTTTTATAAGCCGATGGATGATGATTGGTATGAGTTTGTGTCTGTCGCCATTGGTAAGTGGTATGGGTTTTATTGGGCTAATTATAATATCGGTGTCCATTGGGTGCCCGTAGAAAAATTGTGTGCTACTTGCATGGGCTCTAAATATGATAAGCGAATCGCGTCATACGGATATGGGGTCAAGGCTGCAACAGGCGTCACACTAGATCTAAAATTCTCTGACTCGGTTGGGGCGGCCGAGACGGTAGACATTGCTCTGCGTCTATGGCGGGAAACAGTTGGTCCATATCTACGCGAAATGGCGAATGAGCAAGAGGCGGAGCGAAAGATCAAGATTAATGTCGGAATGATGAGTGGTAATCCACAAAGATATGCCGCTTTGTTGAAGTATACCGGGCAGGGTGCCAAGTATGAGGCTTTTTTAAGTGAGTTTGGTGAAGGCCTGAAGGCGAGCGATTCAGACTACTATCTGCAAGAATGGAAGCCTTTTACTTCACGCCTTGGAGTTGCTGGGTCGTCCGATTGATTACTCGATTATTAGGCGATAAAGCTTTGGCGGTTGGTATTGAAGATTGGTTTCACGAGCTAGGTAGCCTCGTCACCGGCCGATCCATCCTCCTGCTCGTCCAGCAGTTCTCCTTCGGCAAAGACCTGCCAGGCCGCCGGTGGGCAGGGTGGCCAGCAGCTGGTGGGCTTCTCTGTCGTACTTGACGACGGCGCCGTCCGGGTAGGTGCGGCGGTGCAGGCCGGCGCGATCGTCGTTGGCGGGGATGAGAGCACTAAATAGGCCGGTGATGGCGATACGCTGGGCGGTCTGGCCGCTGGGGCTGAGGATCAGGACCTGTTCGACCACGGTGGGCGGATCCCAGTCGTGGGTAGTACCGGCGCGCAGGGCGGCCCAGGGCAACCAGCCAGTCAGCAGGTCGCTGCTCTGAACCCGAACCCGGGTAGGGCGCTTGTCTTGGATGCTGCCATGGTCGACCTCGGCAACGGTGCCGAGGCGGATCAGGTTCTCGATGAGTCGGGAGAGGGCGGCCATCCAGGTTCTGCAGCAGCGGCGAGAGCCAGGTCTCCAGCGCCTCTAGGTCAGCCACGGCTGCGGCCTGGGTGCGGCGTTTCCAGGGCCAGGGCGTCGCCGGCGGACCCTGATCGCCACTCGACCAGCAGCTCACCACCGGCGAATACCTGCCAGGTGGCCGGCTCCTGGTACTCGGTGTATTGCGGCTCTGGGACGTGCTCGATCTGGTAGGTGCCGTCGGCCTGGCGCTTCACGAGCACCCGCTCGGTGAGGGGCAGAGCGATGGCCAGATCCACCTTGGAGTTGTCCAGGATGTCGGCTTCGAAGGCGATTCCTTGCGCGGCCTTGTCCTGGTTGGCCAGCAGCTCGGACTGGTTCGTGCGGACCCAGGCCAACAGCGGCAGCATCACGGCGTCCGGGTGGCCGGCGAAGTCGGTCAGGATGACCTGCAGCTCGTAGTCATATTCCCAGGACAGGCTGGCCGCGGCGGTACAGCGCAGCTTGCCTTTGTCGATGCTGACCAGCAGCCGGTCAGGACTGTGTTGCAGCTCCGGCACGGCGGTGAGCAGATGAGCGCGCGGGCTCTCGGGCTTGTACAT